ATGGAGGGTAATCTTTTATACTATCACTGTAGTTTTCTTTGGTGAAATTGATTGAGTTAAGCCAGTCTTTGAGTTCCATTATCTAATAATTTGAATGTCATCATCATCTGTCCAGAGTTCTACTTTGGTCCTGAACCGACCTTCTGTCTTGAGTTTTTCATATCTCTTGGTTGCCTTCTTCTTCCACCACTTGATGATATTATCAAGTTCATGCTTCTCCCAGTTAGGACCACGAAGAAGTTCTTTCTGTTCACCAAGAATTACTTCACGAACATTTGAATATCCGTACTCACAGAAGTAAGTTCTCTTCTTCTGTGTCAAACCCCCAGCTAGTTCTAAAACTCTATTTAATTCTTGCAATCTTTCATGTTCAGGAGTTCCAAGTTTTTTGTCTGCTGATAAAGAATTTTTAATTATAGACACCATCTTTCCTTGTCTTTTCATTTTTTTAGAAGATGCCCAATTCTCTGTTAATGGCACATTATCATTCCATACTGTAAATTGATTATGAAGTTCATGGAATTTTGTATCATGAAGGAGAGGCAAGAACTTGCTCTCAGTCAAACCCTTATACCTCATAAATGGTTTGAGGCCATCGTACTGTGAGGCATCCGTGGTAGACCCGTAGAGAGACGTAGTTTCGAAGAGAGCGATGTCTTTCTCAAAGACTTCATTCAGCGTCTCACGAGCGAAGTGAGAGCAGCATAGAAGGGCAAGGAGTTTGCCTCCAAGATAGTTGTACCCAAATGGTTGCGATGGCACAATCACAAATCCCATCGCGGCATGACGATTGAATATAGAAAGATCTGGTGCCCGACCAAGCCACAAGTTTCTTGGTTTGGAGTTAATCGTTGGAGAACCAAACCGGATAAACCCAAGGCATTTATTAGTATTCTTCTCATAGATCATCCAACGCAATTCTCTTCCAGGAATATTGGATTCATTATTATGAGAAGATACAGAACCAAGGAGATCAACATACTGTTCATTGGGGACAGATTGATGAAATCTTTTCCCGACGAACTTAATATCAAATTCAATTTCTTCTGGATGAATATCTTCATTAAAAAAGTAATGATGAAGATCATGTATTTGACCGTCTCCTTCATCATATTTTTCAGAAACAATCTCTCTTTTCACATACCGAAGATAGTCTTCAATAGATGTAAAATTCTCAAAGTAATCAATAAACTTGTCAGCAGCCCAAACTGCATTTTCTTTACTGACTTTACTAATTACTTTATGAGGTGGTTTTTTTTGTGGTACTTGAATTGTCCATGATGGAGATACGAGATCAACCATCTCGAATGTCCTCTTTGCCCGCCTGAGGGCCTTCTTATCTTCCTTCGAGTCCATCAATACAAATCTTTTGGTTCATCTATTCTATCATTTACGGCATCGAGAATCAAGTTGATTTTTGATGCCATTCTATGATATCCACTTCCGACATAAATTTGCCCCGCCACCACTGAGATTGTTGCGATACCCCAGAAAACGTAATACCACCTAGATTTTACTTGATGCTTTTTCTTCTTACTCATATCATTCCCCATCTACACGATCAAATCCTTCAATCATATTTACTGGAACACTATGCTTACCAGCAATACGATACCAATGAGTTCCTTCTCCTTCACCAAGATATTTGATCTCAGACTCTGGGAGATTATGCTCTCTCATTGCTGCTTGAATTTTAAGGTGCATCAAATCATCTTTATTCATATTAAAAACTCCAAGTTTTCATAATGTTGACAATATTTATGTAAGCCCAAGCAGTGAATACCTGAGGGACAATGAAGGCAATCATTGCTATAATCCAGAACCAATAGTAATAGTTCTCTTTATTCTGGGTACGATTGCTCCTTTTCGGTATTTTCATAGAATTAATTTTTTGCTGGGTTTCTCAATTGGAGAGAAAATACTTTCATACTTCTCAACAACATCTACATCACATTCTACAACGTAAACCAAAAATTTGCGATCAATAGCAATCTCAGGTTTTTGTTTGCTGATAACTGTTGCCCAGGGAGCAAACCCAACACCATTTGCATTAGGAATCACAACCAGACCGTTCTTTACGGTAATAGTATCTGTATCTTCAGAGAGAAGTTCAGCAATAACTTCTTCACCAGTAACGATACGCAGCAATTTTACATTCATTTGAATTCACACTCACACATAATCTCAGTTAGACAAGCAAGCATATTTATTTCTTGATCCGCCACGAACGCCATCTGATATTGATACTTAGCAAGAATAAGAACAGCAGAAGGAATGGTATTCGGAACCAAGGAATCATAACAAGCATCGTAAATACGACGCAGAAGTACATTAGTATCGTTGTCCAGGTTATTGACAACCCATTTACGTACTTCGGGGAAATCTTTACCCTTAAGTTTTTTAACCAAGTCATTTACTTTTACATCACTAAAAGTTGCAAGAATGCCAGCATCTATTTGTCCTGAGGAGGAATATCGTTGACATTCGTTGAGGATTCTTCTCCAGTCTGGGAAGTGCTTGTTGATGAGTTCGGCCAAAACTTTTGGATCTGCTTCAGTGCTTTCTGTCTCAAGTATAGTCCCGAGACGGTTGAAGAATTGTGAGGCAAGTTTTGGTCGGTCTTTTGAGTTGGTTGAGAAGTCGATGCAGGCACATCGACTGTGGAGGGGTTCAATGATTTTATTTTTGAAATTGCAAGTGAGGATGAATCTGCAGTTGCCAGAAAACTCCTCTGTAAACGCCCTAAGTAAGAGTTGTACGTCGTTTGTTGTGTTATCCGCCTCATCGATGATGATGACTTTGTGTCTAGCAGTTGAAGAAAGTGATACGGTCGAAGCGAAATTCTTTGCAGTATTTCTGACCGTATCAAGGAAGCGTCCCTCATCCGATCCATTGATGACATAATAGTCTACTCCTAATTCATTACATAATGCCTTTGCCACTGTGGTTTTGCCACACCCAGCAGGTCCAGCAAGAAGGAGATTTGGCACTTCTCCTTTACTCAAGAATCCCTGAAATGTTTTTTTGATACTAACAGGGAGAATACAATCTTCAATTGTTTTGGGACGATATTTCTCGACCCAAAGAAACTCATCACGACTCATAATTTAGTTACTCACCAATGTTGTGGATTACAGGCTTTTCATGGGCCAGTATATTATAAAGTTCGGTGTTTTGTCCAGACGATACTGGAATAAACTCTTTCTCAGGATCAAACTCATCATCACGAATCGCTTGGTTGATGACGATTGATCCAGCCTCCCCAGAAATACTTCTATGATAAGTTCTAGTAGGAATAATTAATGCACCACTCTGACGATTCAAATGAACGATGTGATATGGAAACTTCCAATCAACATTTACAAGTTCAAATGTACGAGTGCCAGATAGAACTCGATTATGGTCAACTTGATGATAGTGAATATAAAACTGTTTTGCTCCCACAATATCATTTGGAGGAGAGACTGCTGGTCCACTGTGTACCACCAAATCAGATGCATTAGAATCTTCTACTGAAATATCATAGAAGGTTACGTCTTCGGTTTCTCGGAAGACACGATGTTTTTTATATTGTACGAAACTCATATCAAATCCAATCAGGTTTACGACTCGGAATACGACGATAGTTATCTTTGACCCACGGTTTGGATGAAATGTACATCTTGTAGGCAGTGAATGTATCTATACTATCATCAAACTTGAACTCTTCTGGCATTGCACGGACAAACGGTTGTGGTCCTTTACCAGACCGACCTGCAGGATCTGGAACTGGAAATATTTGATTTGCATATGCAAGAGTACGCAAACAGGAATGAACTTTACCGTAGCGGTTGGAATACTCCTCACAGAGAGCAAGTCCATGACGGATCAACCAACGCCAGTTATGAACAAATGAACCTGCCCACACGGTACAGGGATGATTGCGAAATGCGCCCTTATCGGTCGCATAGGGCGTTCCATCGACCTTAGGCAGTTTGCCGTATCCATGTCCCCACTTTTCAGAAGCGACGATAGAAAGCATCTGGCAGGTCTCTAGGGGCATCTTGACAATGTGCTTATCGGGTAAGACCATTGCAGATTTGATAGGGCAAGGGTCGGTGACAAAGATGTTCACTAATCTCTCCAAAGAATAGTTGGGTCGCTGAAGGAATCTGCTGATCCCATCTCTCTTGAGTATACCACGGCAAGAGTGATCCAGCACACAAACCAAAAGAAATTAAATATTAAATTTTGCCTCCACATGAATCTGCGGAAGGCTACGAACTCTGGTTTCTTCGTGGCGATCTCAAGAACAATCGACAACAAGAATCCAAACAAGAGTGGGAGAAAAAGAATGTCTGAGAAACTCAGGAGAAAAATAAGAATTTCTTTCATAATATTTCTTTGGGTATAAACCAATAAGATACAGATTGCCATCGTTTGCCCAACAAATAGGCGTCATAAAAATCTTGAATGTCTTTCCAGGTGTTGCGGTAGTTTTTAGGATATATCGTCAAACTCATTATGGCAAAAATAATTACATGGAAAAAATGTCCTGCGGGATGGTGACCCAACTGAAAACCAAGCAATCTTGCTTCGTCATTAACACTAAATCCCAAATCAAAGTGCTTGTGCAGTTGATCATGAAGTTCGGTGCTTTCTCCTATTCCAGGTATCCAATTCTCTAAGAACTGAACATAAAGATCTGGTTCCATTGTACTAATGATAATAATTTACTAATGTCAATGCAGGACAAAAACGATAACATGATTACAACATCCCATCCTTTGATCTTAACAAAAAATGGAATAGTTACAGCATTTGCGACTAGGTGAGTTGCTGATCCAGCAGCAACATCAACCCACAGAACAATAAAATAGGCAGAGACCACTAAGAAACTGCCTAATATACGCATATAAATTAATGTCTTATTCATCCAAAAGTAGAATCAGGCTCCATAGCAATATAATAAGTCAAGTCACTGTTCTTTGCAGTAAACCGAGACAAAAGTTTTTGGGATACTACAACCTCGTAAGTTCCAGGAAGAATTTTAATGTTCTCAACCTTGAAGTTGAAGCAAAACTCTTTATCAGTTTCACCAACAATCACAGAATAAACGTTTGATGTGTCATTCTTCTTGTCACGGACAACCAGTTTAATCACACCATTCTCACCGATAGCAGATAAATCTGGAGACTGGTAGATAGAAGATGCTTTCAGAAGTTTGTCCAGTTGATCGGTACTCACCTCAAAACGAACATCTTCGCTAGGAAGAGAAATATCTTTGTCAGGAGGAGAGACAATTACATTCGGATCGGCAAAGAAGTACTTAGAACGAGATTTTCCTTCCTTCATAACAACATAACCGTCATTATTAAAGTCTAACTCTGGGTTTTGATATAGACTCAATCCATTAAGGAATTGATTGAGATCATATACACCAAAGTCTTTAGTAAAGTCTTCGGAGACAGTTGCCTCTGCTAAGATATTCTTCATTACACTAATAGTGCGCAATTTATTCCCCTCTTTGAAAAGAATAGATTGATTAATAGAAGAGAAGTTCTTGAGAAGAGAGATAGTTTTATCAGAGAGTTTCATGTGGTCGAGAGTTTTCATTATCAATATGGAAAGTCAGAAGTGGTCGGTTTGTAATGATCATCAAAATGCAATAGTAGCATAGCATAGTGAATGACTTTTAGTAAATCTTTTTTATTTTGTCCGTCTTTATCACCGTATCGTGTTCCATACTTTATGATGTTTGATTGACAAAATCCAGAAGCAAGTCCTTTAGCTGCCATCAAATCAATAGTTTGGATGTCCTTAAATCCACTTGATTTGCCAGTATAGTGACTACGATAAGTGCCACTGACATATTCGTGGATATCCTTCAAGATAACATCTTCATTATACTTCCAGCGACCGTTGTTATTGTCGGGGGTTTGGGGAAGTTCTGGAACAGAAGATGTTGGAAAATTTACATCAAATGTAAGTATATCTTCCCCGTATAAAGAGGTTTCTTTTTCTGAGAGGGAAAACTCTGGAAGAGTGTCCTCATAAATTTCATTCGTGCTCATAATTTCGTCGTAAAGAAAGCTCCAGGAGTTTGCCATAATTATATCAAACAGCACTAAATGTGTCAATGGAACCTTCATTCTCAGAAGGCATCACAAAGTCAACATCAACCTTGTCATACAGTTCCAGGAATGCTTGCTTGGTCTCATCATCAAAACGATTGACACAAACTTGAATTGCCTTTGCCTTATCTCCGAAGATGCTGTATGCCTTCACAATGTGAACCAGACGGCGGGTGCTGATAATTTCCTCAATACCACCATCATAGAAGGTTTTGCGGATGATGTCTGCCCAGTCAGCAAGGCGCTTGCAGAAGTTCGAATCATCACACAGTTTGTTCAGGATCTTAATTTCAATAGCCGTGGTGGGGTACTCCTGCTCGAAGGTCACAGGAAAACGCTCCAGGAACGCTTCATTGAGAACGTTGGTACCAATGAACCGACCATCGTCAGATCCTTTGCCTTTGGTGTTGGCCGTGGCAATAACTTGGAATCCATCAGTGGGTTTGATCCACTTACCGATCTTCTTGAGGAAGACGCCCTTACCTTCTAGAATGGACTGAAGACAGAGGATTTTGTTGGATGCCAGGTCGATCTCGTCCAGAAGGAGAACTGCTCCGCGTTCGAGTGCTTCGATAACGGGACCATTGTGCCATGCAGTATTCCCATCGACAAGCCTAAAACCACCCACCAAGTCATCTTCATCCGTCTCAATCGTAATATTCACCCGAATAAGTTCGCGACCCAGTTGGGCGCACGCCTGTTCGACAGAGAACGTTTTACCGTTACCCGAAAGGCCCGTAATGAACGTTGGGTAGAATAGACGGGAAGAAATAATTTTTTTAATATCAGTGAAGTTACCAAACTTGACGAAGGAATCATCTTTATCGGGAATAAGGTTTTGTTCCACAGAGGGAATAGCAGCAGGAGAATTGTAAGATACTTCCAGGTCTTTGACTGTCTCTTTTGTTACTTCAAGATTGTAAGTTCCTCGACCAGACTTATACTGCTTCAACTTCTTAGCAACAGTCTGATAGGAAAGGGAAACGCCACTGTCTGCAATCCATGCTTCGATATTCGCCTTTGTGATGGCGTTTCCATAAGTGGAGTGAAGACCGTCGCGGATGAGTTCTGTGGAGTAGGTCATGTCTTTGTTTGAACTGATCTAAGTATAGTGCATATAGACCTGCTCTCAGAGGACCTTGTGACAGTTCTTATTGTGATTTCAGAAGTTCTTGGAAGTAGTCTTCTGAAGCAATCTTGCCCGTATATCCAGGAAAGTGCTGCTTCATCATTGCAGGGACTCCCATAGCAGTGATGCTGCTATCGGTTCGAATCCATACTTCCTTCTTCTCTTCAATAACGATGTGTCGCAGGGGAAACTTACTTTTCTTCATAGGTAAATGTTTTGTTTTTCACTTTAGTATCAAATTCACCAGTTCTACCTGGTCTCATTTTCCCAACCTTTGCGTTCTTTCCTTTACCAGGCCAAGATTGCTTAGATGTTCCTTTGAGTGTAGCAGATCCTTTTGATTTGCGTTGAATCAGAACTGAATCCTGATCATCTTTAGACGATCCGGGTTTTGTATTCTTCTTGTGCTTGAGTCCACGTTCTGTTCCCAACTTTTCGATGGTTTTTTTGAACTTGCGTTTACCCATTTTACCAGAAGAAACTACATGAGACTTCTCTCCAACTTTCTTCTCTTGAGGTGTTCCTGGGTTTTCTGTATATCTTCCAGATACTTTTGTAGGACCTGGAAGGCCAGCGCCACGAATTCGTCTTTCAGTTCTCTTACTTCTCTCTTTATTCTCTTTGGAGGACTTGTTCCCTCTTTGGCCAGAAAGGATAGCCATGCCACCCTTCTGTGATTTAGAGCGAACTCTATTCAAAGAAGTTTCCTGAATAGAGTTACATTCTACCACAAATTGCTGAAATGTCTTCATACCACCAAAGAAATAAATTCTCCTAATACCTTTTTATTTAGTTTTTTGGTCTTCAGAGACTTAGCAAATGCAGATTTGATCTTTGCTTTGGTTGCACCACCATCAACTTCAAACTCAGATTCCTGAGAAAGAGTTGCAGAAGACATTCCAAAGTAAGCATCATATCCAGAAGATTTGATGTTAAAGCTCCTAGACTTCTTCCAATCTTTTTGAATACGATCAAACTCATCATCACCAAAGTCACAGTAACTACGAATGAATGAGTTTGCATCGCGAGGAGCAAGAACCCGAATTCCAATGAAGTTTGCGTTAGGGAAGTTGTCCTTCAAGTTGCGAAGCATGACATCAGTGAAGCATCGATATTGACCCTGTATTGCATAGGTTGTTCCAAGTTTGCGATCACGGACATAGGACTCTCCCGGATAAAGATGACGGGTTCCAAGAAATGGTTCTGGTTCCCAGGGCCTCTTAACCGTAACATGATATGAAAGACTATTTGCTTCACCATCAGTAAGAACAATGCACTGAACTTTCTGAAGTTTATTTGTCTTCTGAAAGTCTGGAAGAATTGTATGAAGAGAAACCAATGCTTCATTTAGGGGAGTTCCAGACAAACTAAGACGCTCAGGAACAGAGTAGCGAGAACCATATACATTGCCATAGTAACAAGCAATTCTCCAAATATTGATCATCTGTTTTTCAATCTCCTTTGCAGGAACTTGACTGGTGAAAATATTCATCATAGAAAATGAATCGTCAATGGACAAGAAACCTTCTTTCTTTTTATATGAAGGAGTCAAATCAGCATCAACATACTTTTCTAGTTTGTGGCTGTAATGAGATCTTTTCCACTCATTAGTGAATGCATAAACCTCAAAAGGGATCGATACTTTCTTACAAAACCAGATCAAGTTGAATAGTTGCTTGCAGGTATCCCGAAGAACGTTAGACATTGATCCAGACCAATCAAGAACAAAGATCAACCCATGATTCTTACCGTCTGGAAGGACCGTAACCTTCTTGAAGAGATCTTCATTATATCTATAAGTATGAAGTTTAGCGGTGTCAAGAACACCAGTGCGAGAGGTAGAAGCACGAGCATAGGAATCTGCTGCTTTCTTGCATTCAAACTCCTTCACCAAATAGTTGACTTCCTTCTGAGCAGACTTCTTGAAGTCATAGAAAAGTTGGTCAACAACACTATAAAGATCAATCCCATCCATTCCATGAGATTTTGCTCTTTGATTAGACGTTCTTTGAACAAGAGTGAACCACTCGTTAATTACGTCATGAACGTCAGAGTTTTTAGCGATGAGGTTTTGAGAATCTAGTTTGGGGATTTCAGCATAGACATTGTCACCAGACCTTTGGTCAATCAGATCCTTGAGTTTTTCTTCAAGATTGTTCGCTGTTGTAACTTCCAATTCATCATTATCTCCAGCATTAGATCCGGGAGTAACTTGAGAATTGTTCTCAATAGAATCTTGAGATTCATCCTCACTATCACTATTTTCAGAATCTTGAGAATCTAAAGTCTCAGAGTTCTGTTGAGAAGATTCAGACTCAAAGTTCTCCTGAGGGGGAATAGGAGCATCTGGTCTGTCATCATTATCAATCTCTTTCTTGCAGTGCTTGTAAAGAGTCTCTGCGGCAATTAGAACATCTTCAAATGTCTCACACTCAGCAATTGTGTGGACGAGAGGCATTTCTTTTTGATCGTCAAAGTTGATATCAACAAAGTTTCCAACCTTAAAGTATAGGTTAACTCGATCTGCAAGATTCATGGAGGAGACATCTTCACCCGACAGGTCAAAGAAGTCATTTTCATTCATTTCCTTGTATCCACCAAAAAATGTCTTTGCAAGTCCAGGATACTTGCGCTTCATCAACTTCTCAATGCGAGCGTCTTCTACCACATTGACAAACTGTGGTGGAATATCATGCTCCAGAAACCAGTCATTGTCTGGAGTAAACAGGGCATGACCAACCTCATGACCAACGAGCATGTCATACACAACATTGCTCGTATCCCATACAGGGAGGGTCAGGACACGAGTGTGAACATTGAATTGTGCGGTCTCGATCTGACGATGCTCAACGACCAGGTCTTCAGTCGCAAGGAGTTTTGCCAGTTGTGACTTGATTTCGTGGGAGACGTACATGTGGTTCGTTTCT